GAAAAGTTCGTTGCTGTTGACGAAACCAAAGTCATGGCGGATGTTGTCAGCCAGCTTACTGAGTTCTTCAAGCTGCAAGAGCAGTTGGCAGCGCACATAAGAGAAGAAGAAGAGAAAAGTCAGACCGTCTACGACCCTAATGCCAACTTGATGGAAGCTGCCCTTAAACGGGTAATGGCACAAGATCAAATGGCAGCATTGGAAGTGACGATCAGGGAAACGATGGTGTATCAGTCACCGCCAGAAATGGGTGCGCTGTATTCCAAAGTGTTTGACATGCGGGATGTAATCAAGGAAGAGCAGGAAAAAGCCAGACTGAAAGAAGAGGCACGGGAAAGGTACAAAGCATGGCAACGGTCGGAGGCAAAAAGAAACTTCCACCAAAGGTCAGCATACCTAGTAGCGACTACTATATTCCTCCTGTACCTCTGGATGTGGCTCCTGTTCGTCAGTCAGTTGGGGAAGACATAATGGGATGGGTAGCAGCATGTGTGCTGGTTGCTTTGCTTCTTCCTCTGCTAGGGATGCTGTATTTGGACATCTTGGAGGCCAAGCATGAAACCAAAATACAGTTAGAAAAAGTAGAAAAAATGCGGCGTGAGATTGAAAGACAACAACGTGAGATTGAAAGACAACAGCAGGAGAAACAGAAGTGAATGTTTTTGAAATCTGGTTGCTATCTATCTTTGTAGTTTTGCTGGTCGGTTGTGAAGATCGTTTTCGCTACCCATGCCAAGACCCAAAGAACTGGGAAAACATCGAATGCAAAGCCCCTATTTGCACTGCTAACGGTACTTGCCCTGATATGCTAGTTAAAACAGAGGAGAAGAAGTAATGCCAACTGTAGGTTACAAAACAAACAACCGCCTGACCGCTGAAGAAATTGAAGTGCGTGTTTGGGCTTTCGTGATCGTGACACTAGTCAGTATTCTGCTTGGTGCAATGGCTATGTTCCTTTACTCGGTCACATTCGTTCAACAGCCGATGAATGGAAGCATGGCGGCAATTGACAAGGTTTACACGCAACAGATCTCCACTATCATGGTGTTTATCACGGGCGTTCTAGGCGGCGTGGCTGGTCGGTCAGGAATTAAAGCAATGGCTAGTGCGGTCGCTAAAGCTGAAGCTAGTGACAATGATGAGGCACCTAAGCCATGACGATCTTTAACCCGTGGGTCATTCTAAGTGTTCTGATTGCCGTTCTGTCGTCATTTAGTGCAGGATACTACAAAGGCAGTGAAGACGAAAAAGCTGAGCAGCAAGCAGAAATAGCCGTGCTGAACCAAAAAAGCCGTGAAACTGAACAAAGACTCATTCAAGACGCCTTTGACGCAACCATGAAACTAAAGAAAGCACAATCACATGCACAAGCTCTTTCCCAAAAGCGTAATGCTGACATTGACAGTGGTTCTCTCAAGCTGCGGATCCCTGTCCAAAGCCCCATCTGCGCCGTATCAACCACCGCAGATGCCCCCACTCCCGCCGGAGATAGCGTTCAAGCAACAGCCGAACTTGACAGAGAGGTTGCTAAAGCTCTTATCGACATCACCGACCAAGGAGATGCCAACACAAGACAGCTTAATGCCTGCATCGAAGCCTACAACACCGTCTATCAAACCTTGAAAGGATCAAAATGAATCTCAGCCCTAACTTCACACTTGAAGAACTTACACATACAGACCACCGTAACTTGGAGAACGAACCTAATGAAACTGAACTTGCAAACCTTAAAAGACTGGCTGAATTCCTTGAAACAGTCAAGACTGTCCTTGGCGGTCGGCCGATCATGGTCAACTCTGCTTTTCGTAGTCAAGCAGTCAATACAGCTGTTGGGTCGAAAGAAAGCAGCCAGCACCGAAAAGGCTGTGCCGCAGACATCAGAGTCCCGGGATTGACGCCTGATCAAGTGGTTAGAGCCATTATCGAAGCCAATTTGCCATACGACCAAGTGATTCGTGAATTTGATCGATGGACTCATGTTTCTATCCCTAACACGGAAGATGCTGAACCTCGCGAAATGGCTTTGATTATTGACAAAACCGGTACAAGATCATTTGCTTAGCCTTATAATGAGGGCATGACTAGACTTTAAGGGGCCATTGGCGATGACAACAGCAGCCGTAATGACTTACGACAGTCTAGTCGAGAACATTCAGTCATATCTTGAGCGGACTGATACTGCCACGATAGACAAGATTCCCTTGTTTATCATGCTGGCTGAGCAAGTAATTGCCAGCCAGATTAAGTTTTTAGGCAACCTTACTGTTAACACCAGCAACATGATTGCAGGTACGAATGTAATTCAAAAACCTGCAAGGTGGCACAAGACAGTGTCTTTCAACATCACTGTCAACGGCCAACGAAACCCGGTGTTGCTTAGAAAATATGAATACATTCGAAACTACTGGCCTGACCCTGCACTGACAGGAACGCCTTTGTATTTTTGCGACTACAACTACACAAACTGGCTTGTTGGTCCTACACCAGATGCTGCATATGTATTTGAAGTTTTATACTATGACCGACCACAGCCACTTGACTCTAGCAATCAAACAAATTGGTTCACAATTTACGCGCCACAAGCATTGTTGTATGGGTCATTGTTGCAAGCAATGCCGTTCTTAAAGAACGATCAGCGACTTGCATTTTTTCAACAACAGTACGATCTCATTATTGCAACGCTTGCCACTGAAGACAAGCTTCGCATTGCTGATCGTCAAGCCATAGCGGTGGATTCATGAGTTACGTTTCTCCTTTTACTGGCGATGTCATTCAGCCAACTGATGTTTCATTTAGAGCTGTTACGCTTTCGGCAAACATTCAGCTTGAATGGCCTATCAATGGCAATGCAACAGATGACTATGTTGCTCGAATTATGCAGGTCACTGCTACGTCGGCAGGGTTGGCTATGTGGATGCCGCCTGCTAACCAGTCTTCAGTAGGCAATGACATTCTTATTCGAAATGTAGGTGCCAATTCATTTACTGTCAAAGACTATGCAGGCACTAATACTATCATTACAGTTGCTGCAGGTGAAGCAAAATACATTTACATTACAGCAAACCCTAATGAACAAGGTACATGGGGCATCATTTCATTTGGCACAGGCTCATCTTCGGCAGATGCAGCAACATTGGCAGGCTATGGCTTGTTGGCAATCACAACAACACTAAACCAAAGCCATCCGGTTATCACGTTTAGTTCGCCATACACAGCAATTGCCACTGATCGTGCACAAATGTATGCATGGACAGGTGGTGCAGGAACGCTTACTTTAACTGCAGCATCGACACTTGGCAATAATTGGTTTATGTTTTTGCGAAATGCAGGAACAGGCACACTAACAGTTGCAGGATCAGGCGGAAACACGATCAACGGTTCTACAAGCGTTTTGTTTCAACCTGATGATTCGGCAATCATAGTTTGTACAGGCTCAACGTTCTACACTGTAGGCTTAGGCAAGTCTACACAGTTTGCATTCACGCAACTTACGAAAGCAGTCACTTCAGGCTCATACACACTGACTGCTGCTGAAGCATCTAACGTTATTCAAAAATACACCGGTGCACTTACAGGCAACGTCACAATCGTTATTCCTGCAACGGTTCAAGTGTATTACATTGTGAATGCCACAACAGGCGTTTACACAATCACCATTACCACAGGTGGTGGTGGTACAACTGCTGTACTTTCAACAAACACGCAAGCAACATTGGTTTGTGATTCAGTTAACTTGTACAACGCCAACACGATTCTTGCCGGTTCAAGCGCAATTTCATTGCAAAATGGTTCAGTGACCAACCCTTCGTTGACTTTTGCTTCTGAAACAAACACCGGTATCTATAGAGCGGCATCAGGGCAGTTTAACACCTCAATTCTTGGTGTCTTGGTGTCTACATTAAGCGCATCAGGTTTGTCAATTGCTGGCGTTGGCAACTTTACAGGTGGTGTTTCCGGAGGCGCGTTCTAATGACAGCCAAAGTCTTCTCCATTGACACGCTACCTGGCGTTCAGCGAGACGGCACTGTGTTTGACATGAATTTTTATGTTGATGCTGAGTGGGTTCGATTTCAGCGTGGTAGACCTCGCAAGATTGGCGGTTACCGATCACTAACTAACTTGGCAACAGGCTATTCACGTGGCATTTATGTAAATGCTACAAACGGCTTTAATCAAATTTTTAATGGCACCTCAGGTGCCTTAGAAGTTTTAACTATCGACAACACAGGTATTGGTGCCGGCGTTAACCAGTTTACTTTGTCTGACTTTACTGCCAATGCTCTTAATCTGTGGCAGTTTGATTCACTATTCGATGCAAGTGGGTCAGGCAATCAGCTGTTGTTGGCACACCCAGGACAAAACTTAGCGCAAGTTGATGCAATTGCAAACACACCTGTGTTGCAAGGCAATATTAGCGGTACAACAATGTCTAAGGTCGGTGTGTTCTCTATTGCAGGATGCACTAAGTCAAGTGGCTCAGGAACATTCACTATTCCTGCTGCAGATACACGAGTCGGCATTGGTCAATCAGTAAGCGGTAATGGTATTGCCCCAGGGACTGTTGTGACAAATGTGTCATCAACAACTATCTCTATTTCGATCAACACAACAAATGCGGCTACTGCAACAATCACATTTGACAACAACATTGCTGTATCAGGCGGCGTAGTTGTGCTACACCCATACGTGTTTATATACGGCAACAACGGGTTAATTAAGAACTGTGCAGCAGGTGATGTAACTGACTGGGTAAGTGCTGATTCTAATGAAACCAACGCAGCATCTACAAAGATTGTCAAAGGGCTGCCTGTTCGAGGTGGTTCTAACTCACCATCAGGTTTATTCTGGGCGCTGGATTCTCTTATTCGTGTGTCTTATGCACCTTCAACCATTGGAGCAAGCACATTGTATTGGCGCTACGACGTTATTAGTAGCCAATCATCTATTTTGTCATCGTCATCCGTAATTGAGTATGACGGTGTATATTACTGGGTTGGTGTTGACCGATTCTTGTTGTACAACGGTGTTGTGAAAGAAATTAAAAACAACTACAACCAAAACTACTTCTTTGACAACTTAAACTATGCCCAACGACAAAAAGTATGGGCAACAAAAGTGCCACGGTTTGGTGAGATCTGGTGGTTCTTTCCGTCAGGCGATTCTGTAGAGTGTAATGATTGCGTGATCTACAACGTTCGAGAAGAAGTCTGGTACGATGCAGGTCAAGCCCTAGGCGCTAATAGATCGGCAGGTTACTTTTCACAGGTGTTTAGCTTTCCGATTAATGCAGGTACGGATCTTTCTACAACAGTTACGCTTTTCAGTGCAGACATTGTTACGCAATCAACAGCAGTAATTCTTGTGCCTTTGCCTACATTGCTGAACCCCAACACAAACTTGATTGCGCTAGGTCAGCTAGTGACGGCAGCAGGCATACCTACAAATTCTGTCATTATTGCAATTGCACCAAGCGCCACCGTTGGCTATTGGGATGTGACATTAAGCAATTCAGCAATAGCATCTGCAACTGTTGTCGGCACGTTTAGTACTGTTCCAGGTAAAGTTACTCTTTGGCAGCATGAAATCGGCACTGATGAAGTGAATGGTCCTACATCAAATGCAATTAACAGTTTTTTTGAGACATCTGATTTAGGTTGGGTGCAAGGCGGTCCTGCACAATCATCACCAATAGGTGACAACAACTGGTTACGTGTTGAGAGAATTGAACCTGATTTTGTACAGTCAGGCACAATGTCTGTTCAAGTGACTGGTAGGCCTTATGCACAAGCTGAAGATGTGATTTCTGACCCGTACTTCTTTGAACCAGATACACACAAAATTGACATGCGTGAACAGAGGCGTGAAATTCGTCTTCGGTTTACTAGCAATGAGCAAGGTGGTAACTACCAACTAGGCAGAGTTTTGCTGTCAGTTGACATAGGCGATGTGAGGGGTTACTAATGGCGCTTGCAGTTGTTTACGATCCTCGTCATCACACATGGGATTCATGGACAAGTCTTATGTGTGAAGCATACGCAGGCCAACAGCTTCAGATGAATTCTTTAGAGACTAACTGGAGAGGCTGGGCTGAAGGTCTAAAGGCGATTGATGTGTTTGAAAACGAAGCTATTCCAGGTCCATCCGCTTTTGCAACATGGCAAGAGTGGGCACAACAGCTTGTGAATACTGTTAACCAATCGATAGAATAACATGGACTTTCTTGATCTCTTTAACACGATAGCTAGAAAAGCTCGACCTGCACACCATGACTTTGTGCCTTTGTCTTCTATGGATACCGTATTCACAGACACAGACTTAGACTCACTTGATATGCTAATGGTTGCAATGTTCTTTTCCGAGATCTATGGCATTGACGATGAGATTGCAAAGTACTTAACACCTGCATCAGTGCAAGAAATGTACGACGAAATACAAAAACACAAAACCAAAGATCCTGAGTCTATCGAACTAGCAATGGAAGCAGTTGCAGGATGGTAATTAAACTAGCACACTATCGGACAGCATGCGCCACATCTGTTGAGATGCTGGAAGACATTGTCTATCCGCAACGAGTTCACTGGATCCCAGAGACATATGCTCGTACAAAAACAGGTATGGTTTATGTGCCACATAAGCTTGCCGAACGAGTACTAGACGCCAAGTTAGCAACGCACTTACGTGAAAACCCAGTAGGCAAGACAGCATTTATCTTTGCCGGTGGCAACAGTCACATTGCAGGCATTGGTGCTCGTGAATATGACACTCAGCTGTCATATACTTACAAGTTTTTACCGTTCACACTGACACAAGTCTATGCTGGTCGGACTGCAAATGCTTTTGGTGCCAATGACCATATTGTCACAGATTCATCTGCATGTGCCTCCAGCTTAAAAGTCTTGATGGATGTACAAACACTTATAAAATGCTACGACTTTAAACGTGTGGTTGTCCTGTCATTCGAGGATGCCGTCTCTAATGCGGTTCTGGAATTCTTTGGTGAAGCCAAAGCATCTCTTACAAAGCGTGAAGAAGACCAAGGCGTGCTTCCATCCGCATTTGATGATAAGAACCAAGGCTTCTACGTTGGTCAAGGTGCAGTCTTGGCAGTCTTTGAAAGTGATGATGTGTGCCGTGAACCACTGGCAACTTTGCACGGTGCATACACAGCAAGTGAAGACTATTCGAATGCAATCGGCCAACGTGAGGACGGACAAGGTTTTGCTCGTGCCATTGAAGGCACACTAAAGTTTGCTAATGAGAATCGACACAAGATCAGCATTGTGAAGACTCATGGCACAGGTACAAAATCAAACAATGTTTCTGAAAAAGCAGCGTTAGAAAGTTGCTTAGATGAGTTTGTGGCAACATCTTATAAGCAGCGAATCGGGCACACAATGGGTGCCAGCGGCTTACTTGAAACATGCCTTTTAATTGATGACATCAAGCGAGGCGTAGTGCCTGCCATTCTGAATAGAACAAGTGAAGATCATCGTTATTTGTCGCATGACATAGCACCACCTAGTGGCATGATTTTGTCATTAGCCGCAGGGATGGGAAATGTTTATTCGGCAGCATTGCTGTCACTGGAGACGTAATGGCTACTTCAAAGATGGTTGATAGCAGGTACCACAACCTTGATGTGTTTACAATCGTGAATATTGCTGTGAAGCAAATGCCACGACCTGAAGGCATGGATGACAAAACATTAGTGGCAAGTATCTTGTCTGAAGTTGCAATGCCTGAGTGTAAAGCAAATAAGTTCGGCAATACGCTTTTCATCATGCATGTAAAAGGTCGCATATGTTCTTTCCGTGCATTTAATGCAGACATTGCACCAAATTTTGTGAACAATAGTAAGAACTTTTGTAAATGGGCATACAACGACGAAGGCATCGACTACGGTGTTACTGAGTTTGAAGATGAAACCATTTCAAAACTGTTTAGCGCCATTGCACGAAACCCGCCAATGCCTAGTATGGGGTTTAAGCAAGAACTTCTGACTGATGACACATACAGATGCACGCTTAAATTCGGGAAGGAGCGTGGATAATGGCTGCTGCAGTTAAACAAGTAGTTAGTGACGTAAAAGGCGTTGTAAATTCTGTAGGCGATGCCGTTCAAGATGTCGGTAAGTTTGTTGAAAAAGAAATTGTTAAGCCTGTCGTAAAAGCAGTTGACAACACTATTGAAGCAATTAAGAACGACCCAATTGGGACGATTGCAACGATAGCTACTGCAATCGTTGCACCTCAGTTTCTTCCATTGGTATCAGGTGCAAACACACTTGCGCACGGTGGTTCGCTTGAAGATGCCGTTAAAGCAGCTGCAATCACGTATGTAGGCGGCAAAGTAGCAACTGCAGGTGCTAATATAGGATCAAATGTAGCCAAGGCGCTTGACGTAGGTGCAACTGCCGCCAAGATTGCAACTAATGCAGGTGCGGCAATTGGCTCAACTGTAGTTGCCGGCGGTGATGTAGGGAAAGCAGTAACAGGGGCAATCGTTGGTACAGGCATAGGTGAAACTTTAAACACGTATTTACCGCCTGGAACATCTGTCGCCACAAAAAAGGCAATTAGTAGTGCCGTTGTGGCAGAAATGCAAGGTCGTGACCCTGTTCAGGCAATGGCAAATTCTTATGTCGGTTCAGGCGTAAATTATGCAGTAAACAAAGGCGTTGACTATGCAGCAGACACGTTTAAGTCACTTACCACGCCTGCACTAACTAACAACCCTGAGCTTGCTCGTGCTGATGAAGGCGATGTAGATCTCTACAATGAGCTTGCACAACGAAATGGCGCATTACCAACTAGTAAAGGCATTGAACTAGCATCGTCAGACAGTAACTTTAGCCCTGAAATTAGTGTTCAAGTTTCAGGTACACCAATCTTTGCTGACGATCCTAGAGCTAAAAAGGTTGAACCACCTCCTGGTTATCGACTGGTAAACTCTAGCGAAGGTACGCCTGCATACAATGCAGAGTATGACGCAAATGTAGACCCTAAAAAGGGTACGTTCTATGACATGGCTCAGAATGCGTGGTTCACAAAAGACGAAAAGCAAGAAGAAGATTTTGTCAAAATGCGTGACTGGTTGGCAGATTCAAAACCTCCGTTAGGGTTTGGAAATGTGCTACTTGAAGATGCACAAAACCCTGACATTAAAGAAGCTGAGTCGCCGCTAACCAGTAGCCCTGAACTTGATCGTGCTGATGAAGGTGATGTAGATCTCTACAATGAGCTTGCACAACGAGATAAGACTGTAAATGTTGGCTCATTGCCTACATTGGCAAATCGTGTTACGCCGGTGACGCCTTTGCAAGTACCAAGCATGCCAACTCAGTCGCCATTGACTAGTAGCCCTGAACTTGATCGTGCTGACGAAGGTGATATAGATCTTTACACTAAGCTTGCACAACAAGAAGGCTTTTTGACACGTGATGACAAAGGCAACTTTACATACGTTAACTTAAGCGATTTTGACCCACAAGAAGCACCGGGCTACACTATTGTAGACAGTGAAGGCAAAGAAACTTATGTTACTTCAGACACGCTTGGCACGATTAGTGAAATTGCTAATGACGATGAACTAACAGACCAAGACAAGGTTGACAATATTGCTAATGTCTTTGGCCCTGGTATGTCGGAAGAAGACTTCATCAACAGTGAAGAAGAAGGCGACATTACACTTGAAGACTACGCCAATGCTGCAAATAGATACACTCAGCCTACACCAGAAACTAAATCACCTTTGTCTGTAGATGAAAAAGGCTACATGACAGAAGAAGACTTCATCAACAGTGAAGAAGAAGGCGACATCACACTTGAAGACTACGAAAAAGCAGCTGAGAGATACACTAACGAACCTCCAATAACAGCCCCGTTTAGACCTACTCCTCCAAGCACACCTGGACCTGGTGTTCCTGTTACGGAACCTGTGTCAGATCCAGGCGCAATAACTGCAGGTGGCACAAAAGCATCTTCTGTAAGTGCTGCTTTACCTGTTGCGCCACAAGGCAACATGCTATCAGCTGCACCGTTGGTTGAGTCACAATCAAGCATACAACAGCTTACACAGCTTTATCCACAGTTGGCAAATGTGCGGCCTGATATTTTGCAAATGTTGTCTGGCAGTGGCCCATCTAAGTCGTCATACTACACGTACGGCGGCTCAAACATGTCAACGCCTCTTATGAACACCAGCATTTCAGGCAGCCCTGGCCCTGGTTCACCATTAAGGAATATTGGCACTGTGTCAACCGATCCAACCGGTTATCAGTCATTTAGCCCTTCAGGCAGTCTGACACAACAAGGTCTAGGTATGATCGGGTTTAAGAAGGGCGGCCCTGTTTCACAACATGTGCCTGAATTCATTACAGGCGAGACAGGATACTATGTCCGAGGCAAAGGCGACGGCCAGTCAGACGACATTCCAGCAATGTTGGCGGATGGTGAATATGTGTTCGATGCAGACGTAGTGGCTGCATTAGGCAACGGTTCAAATGAAGCAGGCGCTGAGATCCTTGACAAGATGCGTGAAGCAATTCGTAAGCATAAGCGATCTGCACCTCCAGGAAAGATTCCGCCCAAGGCAAAATCGCCACTTGAATATTTGAAGGATATTTGATCATGTCATTAACACAAGGCGCACCATTACCGAATATCACCACAACGCAAGGGCAAACAACTACTGCGCCTAGCTGGTATACTGACTATCTCAGCGATCTGTCAAAGAACGTTACTGCACAAACAACAGGCCCAGATGCTGCTAAGTATGTGGGTGCACAACCACTACAAAATCAAGCGTTTACTGCAGCAGGCGCACTTCCTGGCAAATATGATGCCACCTTGCAGTCTGGCATTGATCTGACACAACAAGTTGGTTCTACAGACGTTGCCAAACGAGCTGGCGAGTTTATGAACCCATATACGACACAAGTCGTAGACGCACTGGGTCAGCTTGGTCAACGTAACATTCAACAGTTCTTGGCACCACAAGCTACATCAGCTGCCGTAGGTTCTGGCCAGTTTGGCTCAAAACGAGGGGCTGAAGCGCTAGGTAGTGCAATCAACACAGGTCTTCAGAATCTTAATGCAACGCAAGCTCAAGCATTACAGACAGGCTATTCGCAAGCTCTTCAAGCTGCACAAGCTGACCAGCAGCGGCAGCTAGAGTCAGGCAGACAAATGGGTGCACTGGCACAGCAAGGTCAAGGGATGGACTTGGCAGACATTAATGCATTGGCTACCATGGGTGGTCAACAGCAGACTATTGCACAAAACGAAGAACTGTTTCCTTTGCAATCATTAAACCAAGGTGCACAAGCACTTCGTGGCTATAGCATTCCAACCAGCGTAAGTTCAACGTACACTGGACCGATTCCAGGCGCATATGCATCATCGCCATTGCAACAAATTGCAGGTCTAGGCGCAGTGGTTGCAGGTTCTAGCGGCACCGACTTTGGTAAGTACATTGGCAAGAAAGTTAGTGGCTGGTTGAACGGGCCTACACCACCAGCAGGACTTAATACAGGTCAAGTCAATGGCGGCGGCGGTGGTAGCAATCCTGTTTATGACTTTGGTGATGAAGGTACTGTATACGACAACTACTTTGACGACCTTGGCAATGAATTCTCACCAGGCGGCTCGCCAATCTATGACTTCTAATCGGAGATAAAAATGGCATTACCTACAGCAGTAGTTCCGCCTGCGCCTGCAATGTTAGGTGCAGGTGAAGACAGAGCAAAACAAGAGTATTTTGAAGCACTTCAGAAAACATTGTCTGCACTTGAAGCACGAGCCAATCAAGGCACAAACTGGTGGCAAGTTGCAGGTGCATTATTAAGCCCTGGTAAGACAGGCAACATTGGTGAAGCTCTTGGTAATGTTGCCGGCGTGATGGGTGAACAGCAGCAACGACAACTTGAGCAACAAATACCTATTGCACAAGCTCGTGCACAAATTGCAGGTCAAAAATACGAGATTGAAAACCAAAGCAAAGCTATTCAACTACTGTCTAGAGCAATTGGTGTGCCCCCACAAGTAGTTCAACAACAGTTAGCTGATGGTTCACTTCCACCACAAGCTATTGCAAATATTCCGCCTGCAGTGTACGCACAAATTGCAACTTTATCGCCTAAGGTCGGTGAAGTTGTGAAGAACATTGCTGAAATGTCAAACAAGAATGCATCTTTAAATCTTGATCAGCAAAAGTTTAAAGAAACGCAGACTCAGAATCAAATTACGAATGCTCGTGAAGATCTTAAGTCAGGCATGGGCATAGCCGATCTGATTGCCAAGTACGGCCAAGGCATAGTAGGACTAATTAACACTAACACGCCTGCGCCTCCTGCAAGCGCAGTGCCACCACCTGCGCCACCACAAGCGGCACCACAAGCGGCACCACAAGCTGCGCCACCTGTTGCGCCAGTTAACCCAGGTACTTTTGGAGAGCCTTCGGGAATGCCGCTTGCAGTCCCTAGTGGCGTACCACCTGTTTCTGTGCCTCAAGGTAAGACTATAGGACCACCTCCTACAGGCGCAGCACCGCCACCCGTAGCACCTCCGCAGTTAAACATGCCGCCACCTGCAAAAGTGCCATTAAGTCAACAGCCTGTCATAGCACCAAACAAAAGTTCTTTAGCAAATAGAAACCCACAGCTTGCTGTACCGCCTAGTGTTGCCAGCGTTGCTAGTGCAATTGACGACTTGTCTAATCTGCCTTTGGCCACACAGGCTGAAGTTAAGAAGAAGCGACTGGAAGAAGGTGACAAAGTATGGCAAACAAAACGTGACGAGATCTTTTCGTACACGCCACAAACGCTGCAAGGATCAAATACTAATCTTCGACAGTTGGACTACTATGCAACTAAGTTCCCCAACGTTTTTGCATTGATGCAACAGCAAGGAACAATTGCAGCTTTGCAACAAGCGGCACAAGACGGTATTACATTGCAGGCAGGTCAGTTTAATGCACGAGTCGGCTTAAATGTTCGTGACTTCTTGCAAAAAGTAAAGCTTAACCCGAACGAGCAGCAAGCGGCTAGGGACGTTGGTCGAATTCTTGGATCTGAATTCTTGAACAACTTAAAAACCCAGCGTGGATTGCTAGGTGTTAACCCAACAGACAACGATGCTCGATTGTTGCAAGCGCCTATGGCAAGTATCGATGATTCAGCCAAGACAATGCAGTTCTGGGCACGAAACCAACTGTTGCTGAACAAACAGCGTGAAGCTTTGTATGGCGGCTTACAAAAGTATAGTCAACAAGCAGGGCCAACTAGTTCACCTGGTGCGTTCTTCCGACCAGGTAGCATTTACGAGAAGATCAACAATGACTATGCCAACTATCGCATGCAGTTGTTCAACCAATTCAATCCAAAATAGGTGACACATGGAAGACGATCTTTCTAAGATAGACCCTTTGTTTGCTGCACCTCCTGGACAAACAGCGCCTCCTAGTGAAGAACAAACAGGCAACGCATTAGCAGACATTGACCCTATTTTTGCAAACCCAATTGGTCCATCAGCTGATGCAAGCAAAAGCTCAACTTCACCTCCACCTCCTCGTGACAATACGCCTGAAGTTGCAGGTGGCGCAGTAGGCACAGCAGTTGGCTTGTTTGCGCCTAAGTATGAAAACCCCAAGCTTACATCTGCTAGAGCAGACTATGCAGGCTCTAGAGCTGCGGAAGGACAATTACGAGGTGACCTTACACGTATGCAAGGCGAGCGTCTTGATGCAATGGACAATGCTAGGTTTGCAATACAAGATGCAGATGCCGGTGTGAACATAGCAAGACAAGAGCTGAATGCAGCTGAAGAAGCGGCAAGACAACTTAATGCTTTGCCTGAGTCATCGCCTATTTCATCGGCAGACAATGTTGTGAAAGGTGCATCTGATGTTGAAGGTGCACTGAGCCAAGGCGCTTTAAAGCACTCTGAAAAGATGGGTGAGGTTAGAGAAGCCAACCAAGTCAGGAAAGGCATTGCGGGTTACAAGCAAGGTCTGCCGACATCCGAACGTGTTCCTTTAACCGGTTATACACAGTCAAGCCGCTTGATCGTGCCGAATGAACTAGCTAATGCGCCTGTGAAATCAGCTGCGCAAATAGAAGCAGAAAACAGGCTTAAAGAAGCTAAAGACAAGCATGCTGCTGCAGTTAAACAAGCTGCTGAAGCAAAAATGAGGCAAGAATCAGCAGGCAAGCCTTCGCGGACTGAGTCAAGTCTTTCGTCTGATGTTACAAAGGCTTCAAGCACTACAGCAGGTAAGAAGGCAGCGCTGGAAGAACTGGAAAAAGCCAGAAGCTTCTTGTCCAAGATCCCAGGGTTTAACACTCTTATGGGTGGTTTATCAGGTGCCGAGCTTGTTCATGCTTACCGCCAAATTCGTGCAGGAAATACGTTGGATGGCGTAATGGCAGGTCTTAGTGGTGCAGGCGGCTTAATTGCCATGGCACCTCATCCTGTTGCAAAAGCAATCGGAACTGCTATGGCAGTGCCACCACTTGCATACCAAGCTTATCAGGCATACAAGGGTGACAATGCAGGTGTGCCAACACAGACAGACCCAATGGGTAACTAGGCATGCTCAATTGCAGCCTTAACATTCCGAATCATTGCATTCTGTAGCTGCTTAACTTCTTCAACTGTTAGTGTCGTAACACCATCATGTTCTTGAGTTGATGCTTCTACAATCTTAGTGTCAATTGCTTGACGTAGCCGTTCACGCATTAGAATCTCGCCTACCGAGAATGCTTCAACCCAAATACTGTACGGGTCTTTAAGCAAATCTCTGTTTGCTGTGTGTTCCAATAGGTTAACCCAGTCGTCAAATGCTTTCTTGACATGAAAGTCGGTTGATGTAATGATCACAGTTCTTTTCCTTTAGTGTTAAGCCACATTCTTAAAGTCGACATACCGCCGTCAATTAGAACATGGTTGGGAAACCGCTGGTACTTGTGGTACAGCGGATGGTTGATGAAGTTCTTCATAAGTAAGTATGCATCAGCATCAGGAGGACTCATGCCCATGGCTCTATCAGTATCAATGCACTTAATGTTGTATAGACCACCAAACTCTTGAGTGATTTTATGAACCTGGTCATTTAATAAACCAATGATGATGATTCTAGGCTTATGAACGTTTGTAGTGTCGTATGTTGGGTCATGCTTTTCAAGTCTAAACTCATGTTCCAACGTTTTAACAGCCGATCTAACTTGTGCCTTCACCATACCGGCAATTCGTTCAACGATAGCCTCGACTAGGCTGTCCAAACTGACTTCTGTCGGAGCCGATGAAGGCTCTACCATAAGAGTTGGCTGTACAGTCACAGGCGGAACGTAGTTTGCAAACCTAGACTTTAGTTTGACGGTTAAGTTGGCGCATGATGAATGACTGTTGAATGCTCGACGACGATTATCTGGAATAACCGTTTGTGCTTGCTTTAGTGCATCATATGGACCAAGTCCATGTTCATGCATTACTTCAAGTGCACGTCTAAGAACAAGTTCTTCTTCAACTCTTGTCCAGCGGATTTTTGTTTTCATGTTTAGCCTTTTTGCAGTATTTGAATTTAGTGACAAAGTAACGATAATGCCTGACACTTCTATTGAGTGCTTGCTTCTTTAGCCCTTCTTCTCCACATACATCGACTTGCCTTTCAAGAAAAACAACAACTCGACTTAGTGAATGCATTGTGTGAGTTTTCCAGTTTGGGTGGTCGGTCACAAAATGCTTAAAGATTTGTTTACGCTTTGTTAGCGTCATCTTTGCTAGAGAACTCTGAATTTCAAACCAGCTGTTCATATGTGGTGTGTCTTGGTGATTGCATCAATTTGGTTAAGCAAGTCTTCACGAATTTTCAGGTAGGTGTCACTGCCTGCATATTCATCGCGCCCTTGTGTGTGGTAGAACTGTTCTTCACACCAGTCAAAGTTGTCATTCTTGGCATTAGGCGGAAAGATGTTTGTCTTACCTTTGGCAGATTGCCGTTGGTAGAAAGCATCAGGTTTACGGAAGTCCACCAACCCTTGTAGGAATGGGTACACCTTTAGAACTTCTAGCCATAACTTCATGGCAATGACGTTGTCTACCGTCGTCTGAATTTGTTCATCACCGCGCATAATGCAGTAACCAATGAGGTCTTTAATTGTGCAACGTACCATGTAAAAGTGCTCAAAATTGCGCGGCATGATAGTTCTAGCATCAAGGCCATGGACCAAACCGCTGTCAAGCATGTCCACATAAAGTTCACGAGCCATTGTTGTAATTTGTTTATAACGTTCATAGAAGTCCTTGTTTGCCATGATGCCAGGTTTAACCATTACACGATCATCACGCATATCGCGATCACCGTGAACTTGTGCTGCAAAACTGAATAGCCGGTGGCGTATCAGATGTGTTGTATCAATCATGTCCATGCCGTTGACCGACCATGTGATGTTGATTGTTTCCATGGCAGTAGGTAACAGCTCATAGCGGAACAGTTCATCAATTGTTTGGTCAATGTCTGCTTTTGGAAAATCCCATTGGATCTTGTCATTCCATGTGTTCATTAAGAACACTGAAATTGTTTTACGAAACTGTTCAACCGTAGGCGCATGGACGATCTGAACGTCTATGTTTTCCAGTTGGTTGACAAATTCGATAGGACCAGGTTGCTTACCGAATTTAAGTTTTGTATGCATCTTTTGAAGATGCGGCATTTGTGATTTAGAGACCTTAGGCATTTGTGTTTTCTTTCATGAGTTGTAGTTCTACTAGTCTTGCATATCCTGCAATGTCTGTCCAGCTATCCACATGGGATGGCGATACAGCCAAGCGAGAAAGTTTCATGGCGATCTTAGAGAGATAAATAACATGGACAGGATCCATTTCTTTATTGTGTTGCTTGCGATACCTGTCCTTTATATTTTCAAGGATAACTGCTTCTAATGAAACGCCCTCAAAAAAATCACCATAAACCTCGCCTCTCTGTTCTAAAACTTGATCTGTCGTTTTCATGGCAGCACCTCATAAGGTTGAAGTTTTTCCTCAAGTTTAGCTAACCGCTTTGAGCTATTTTCATGGACGTCTACCATGTAGCCGCCATTGCCTAGGCCTATTTCGTTAGCCGAATACTGAAGGCACTGGAGTGCATCGGCATAATGGACGACCAATGCTTCAGGCGTATCACCATGGTATAGGCCACAATAGTCTCTAAGCTGTTCTGGAAAGCTTTTCACAATTTCATGTTCAGCTTGCTTTAGTGCATCGGCAACTATTGGAAAATTTTTCTTGACCAAGTGGTTTACATCAGAGATTTCCATTTCAGCCAAGTCATGGCATATGGCAATCTTGACTGCTTTGTCAACATCAAACTTGTACGTTTTTGATAGCATAAGTACACCAAGTGCCACGAAGAAACTATGTGTTGCAACGCTTTCTTGGTGAACCACAGGCTTCATGCTATAACGCTTGGTGTGTTCAAGCGTGTAGCTTTGCATAAAGAATGAAAAGTCGCCTTTATTCATAGCTAATGTCTTCTTCAGACCAATTACGAAGAATGAAGACCTCTTCTATCTTTATCTCATCTAAAGCCCTAACCAGTTCTGGATATGAGCGTACAACTGACCCTGATGCTGCCAGCACCAAGTTAAATTTCTGACCAGGTTGTCCGCCAAGCCAGACATAAATGATAGGAATGCACTTTGCATAGCACCAGCCTGCTTCAAACATTGTGCCAGGGTCTTTGCCATCTGTAATACAAACGGCTAAGTCACTTCTGTCTAATGCTTCTAAGTTAATGTTAAGCACTTGTTCTGGTGTTGTTTTTCCTGGCTCATACAGGCATTCGTCTTTAGGGCTAAAGTACTTAAGACCTTGGCGTTCCAAGATGCTTTTAATTTCTTCTACAATGGCAATTTGTTCTGGATTAAAGAATGGGCCTGCGATGTAGACATACGGGTGTTTTGTGATTGTTTGCATTTAGTTCCTTACAGTTAAGATTTTTTGTTTGTTTACTTAGTAAACAGTTGCATTGTACCATGCTTTAGAAAAGTAAACACTTTTTTCGTTAAACTACCTCCGTTTCTCTGATCTTTTTTGCATAGTCCCTCACGGCATTCATAAGGGCTTGTTGTGTTTTGTCTTTGCTGCCAATGGCAGTCACAATAGCTTCATCAATAGTGTCTTTGGCAATGATCTGATGGACCACAATATTATTCCTTTGGCCTTGGCGCCAAAGACGACGGATAAACTGATCATAGATTTCTAATGACCATGTGTTGCTAAACCAAATGACCGCATGCCCTGTTCCTTGCAGGTTCAAGCCGTGACCTGCCGATTGTGGGTGTGCCAGCAATACAGGATAGTCGCCATTGTTCCATCGGTCAATGATGCCTGTCAAGTCTTTGTCTTTAACGCCTGAGCCAATGAACGGGGCATTAGGAAATAGCTTTTGTAGCCGTTCTAGATCATGCCTGAAATGATAGCCAATCAAACAAGGCTTGCCATTCAGACCTTCAACCAGTTCTTCAACAGCATTTAGCTTTTCATCATGGACATTCTTAACTTCACGTTCCAGTCCATCCATGTAGATTGCACCATTCGCCAACTGTTGGCATTTGCCTACGGCAACAGCAGCTGTAGAAGCAGTGACTTGATCACTGTCAAACTCAATAAGCAATTTGTCTTCTAGTTCCTTGTAAAGCTTCCTAGCCGCTTTAGGTAGTTCCACATAGACACGATTAAGCATTAATTCTGGTAGGTCCAGATAGTCCTCTGCTTTCATACGAAGGACTTTGTCAGCCAACAACCCATGAATCTTGTCCTCTGACTCAGGCTTTAATGTCCATGTGTAGCCACCATAGCCAGTTTGATAGAAGTAGTTTGTACGAAAATGCGTGATGAACCTGCCAAATGTTGCACCTCGATCAATCACAAGCTGTGGTCCAAAGATGTCGAGCAAGCCGTTAGATGCAGGTGAACCAGTTAACCCAAACCGGCGCTTAAACTTGTCAAGAAACGGTGAAAGTGACTTGAAGCGTTCTGTTCGTGTGTTTTTAAGATAGCTAATCTCATCTACAACCAGCATGTCATAAGGAAATGGCTTACCATTCAGTGTTTTTGACAGCCATTGCAAGCCTTCGAAGTTCATGACATGAATGTCAGCCTTGTCAAATAATGTTTTGTCTTTGTTAGGCCCATGCAATACAGATATGGACAGGTCAGCAAAGTTATCCCATTTGCTAATCTCTACTGGCCAAACGGCATAGGCAGGTCTAAGTGGTGCAAGCACTAGAACTTTTGTAACTGCTTTTGCAGCCTTCAGTATTTTTATTGCTTGCAATGTGATGCTGGTCTTGCCAAGCCCTGGGTCTAACCATAGCTGGCCTGATCCGTTCTCCACTAAAAACTTTACAGCTTTCTTTTGGTACTCATGAGGTTCCCAGAACACGATCAATCCCTTCTTTAGAATCTAGAACATAGACCTTGTGACCTATCTTGCTTAGGTCGGTATGAAGCTTGGCCTGCAATGCTGACAGCTTACCACCTGGCCTTTTTAGTTCTACCCATAGCACTTCACCATTTTCAATTGCCACAATGCGATCAGGCCAGCCTCTTGCAAACCGAACATGAAGTTTAAGGGTTAACAAGCCGTGCTTTTTGCACTGAGCTGTAAAGTACCTTTCAAGATCACGTTCAAGAATAACTTTAGTCACCATTTGCAAGGGCCGCCATTGTCTTTACGGTAATGACAAAACTTGCATAGGCCTGAAGGGTTGGCAGCATAGATCTTGTCTGACTGAAGCTGTTTGATCCGTGTGATTAGACCTGCCTGAAGATCAGCAAGATTGCCACGAACAATGGTGTCATATGCCCTGTACTTCTTAAGGTCGACAAATTCAATGCCAATGTTAACAGCATCTATATGCGGCTTAGTTGCTAAGATAACAGCTGCATACACAGACACTTGGTCAGTGTAGTCACGGTCTTTGCCTGTCTTAAAGTCTAGAACAGTGGCTTCATTATCCTGTTCCATGTATAAGTCAATGACACCACGAAACCATGCTGTTTGATCGTCATATGCTACAGCTTTCCAGTCTTTGTCAACCGCAAACTTCATCTCAGACTGTGCTTTTAGACCGATCCAAGTCTCGATCTTAGGCAACAAGTGTTGTACTTCATCTGAAATTATGACAAGGCCGCCATTCAAGATGTTTTCAATCTCTGTATGGATCATCGTGCCTCTACTAGCAGCATCACCGGTAGGTTGTGGAAGTCTGTCTATACGATTGAACTTGTACTGAGCAGGGCATTGCTCGTATTGCTTAACTGCAGAATATGAATACGCCATCATTTAACCTCGGCAAAGTTAGCACCGATCTTGGCATCGGCAATCAGTGGCACATCAAGCTTAAATGAGTTAATCATGCAAGCAGCTAGTTTATCGGCTTCCCGTTGTACAACATCAACCCTGGCTGAAATGATTAATTCATCATGTAAAGAAAGCAGCAATCGGCTATCTTTGGCAACCCGCCAATAGTCAATCATCGCCTGCTTGGCCATGTCTGCACCACTGCCTTGGATCAGTGTGTTCAGTGATTTAAAGCCAAAGTTCATAAGCTTACCGTTGATGATCTTAGGCGGTTCACCTTTGACTAGCCTGCCACCGATGGTCGAGAACGGGGCTCGGATCTTGTATCTGGCCATTAAATCGTTATTCACTTTGTCCAGTCCAGGGGCTACCTCAGACTTATAAAGATCTATCAACTGCTTGGCTTCTGTATAAGGTATGCCCAACATTTCACATATCTTCTTGGGGCCTGCACCGTACAGGATGCCAAAGGACATTGTCTTGGCGTAGTCTCTAATGACTGTCTTACCAGACTTTTCACTCATTAAGTTGGCGGCAAAAGCGTGAAGGTCAGCATTAGGGTCTTGCCTGTACTGTTCAGCCAACTTACCGTCCTCGAAGTGTGCAAACAAACGTAGTTCTTGTGCCTGAAAGTCAGCAGCGGCCATCATATGTCCTTCATCAGGCAGTATGAATTGTCTGACCTTAGGTATGATGAGCCCTTGTAACTCTGTAGGCAGTGGTGTCTTTGGCCCACGTGTAGGCATGGTCTGAAGTGTAGGTTTTGCCGATAACCGACCGGTTCGTGTACCGCCGATCTCGCCTCTTACCGTATTCCATTCAGTAAAGATCCTGCCTGTTGTGGCTGATTGTTCTAACCATGGCTCAAGGTAAGTACCTGTCAGCTTTGTCAATACATCTCGGTGCCGCAACACTGATGATAGTTCATCGTCGGTTAGCATATCCTTCAGTGTGTCTTTGTCAGACAGCGGTGTGCCTTTGTCACTGGTTGGCCATTTCTTTGTCTTGTTGTAGACGCCTTTGGCCATCACAACGTTAACTAGTTGCACACCAGAGTTAAAGTTAATGTCTTCTGTGTTGAAGTACTTGTACAACCACACTTCACACATCTCAATATCAGCTTTAGCTTTTTCCAAACAAGCCTTCATGCCTTCAGTGTCAACACGTATTCCAAGCTTACTGTTCTCAAGAAGCACTGGCATTAGCTGCATTTCACGAAGGTAGGCAACTGGCATTGTCCGACGGACTTCTTCAGTAAAGTCAAACAGTTCAGCCGTTAGTCTAACGTCAGCACAAGCGTACTTTCCCACAAGATTAGCCGGTCCACGTGCAATATAAGCACCTGCAGTCTTAGGTTTCTTTCTGACTTCAGGTATATGCATTTCAAGCCAAATGAATAGCTCATCACGTTCCTCCGGCTTAATGCCTAGCCATTCTTTACACAGCTCTTTCAATGATAAGCTACGAGCATATGGGTCGAACAAGAATGCAAGAACAAGTGTGTCATGTAAACGTTCGGCAGATGGCAATGGTATGTCAAACTTTTCATAGATCACTGATAAGTCAAACATTGCATTGTGAAAACACATATGCCGACCTGATTCGAAGATCTTGATTAGTAAGTTGCGGACCGTATTAAAGTCCGTGTTGTTGTTTGTATCATGAGCAAATGACCAATATGTAGATTCAAACTGCCCAGTCCTATCAAGAACCGCCAAACCCACAGGGGCAGGAGGGTAATGATGAGGACGTGGGCCGATTGCTTCCGTCTCAAAGTCGAGGAAGATTGGGTCAGTCATTAGTACTTGCCAGACTTTTCAGCAGGTACTTGTTCAGGTGCACCGTCTTCTTCAATGCCAGCAGTTGCAATTGCTGCCTCAAGTTCTTTCTCACCACGAGCAACTAATGCCTTGATCACATCCATGTCTTCGATAGTGCGAACAAAATCAAAGTTAAGTTTAAACTGTGTTTTTGCATCAGGTACTAAGCTGATTCTTGTTACAACAGCTGACAAAGGACGGCGTGTAGTGCTTGCGATCTTTTGCAAGTAAGTTGCAAAGCCACGGACACTGGTTACAGGTGTACGAAGTGCTGCCACTTCACCGCCATTTACACCGTCAACAGACACCGCTGAATCAGCAGTCATTACCAACAAACGACGCTTTTCAGCGCATGCTTTACCTTTACCACCGTTTGCAGAACTACCCCATTGGTCTTTAGGGCAACCTGCACATGAATCGGCTTGCTTTTCAGGCGACAAGTGATTAGGCTTAAGGCCTGTCAATGTTGCACCAAGTGAAAAGCATACAGGACCAGCAGGGTTAGTGGGATCGTACCTAGCTGTGTAGTACAAGCGTTCTACAGGTGAGCTAAGGATCACCACTTCCAACTGATTGTTTGCAATTGGGTTGTCGCGGTAAGTAAGAACACCGCCTTTAGTGCTGAGGAATTGTGTTCCTGCAGTACTACGTTCAGCCACCATGCCAGCATTTGCCAGCTTTTCCAATTCAGATTCGAACAAAGCAAGTTGATTTTTAGCCATTTAGAAACTCCTATTTTCGTGATTTAGTTACAGAAAGACCCCACACCTCAGCAGTAGTAGACCCGGGGATGATCTCACCAGCTTCCCAACGATCTTTGAAAGCAGTGCTACTGAGCCTTTTATGAAGTAAGTCAAAGCTGTTAGTCTTGGTGACATACTCATAAAACAAATCCCAATCCATGATGGTTGGGTGAACCTTTTTAGCCATGGTTACTGAATGACCACGTTCGGATGCAGCCTTCATTGTGCCTGCTTCATTCATGGCATGCATAATGTCAGCTTCTAATGTTGCAAGTTCTTTGGAGTATTCACTATCTTTTTCAGCCAATTCAGTTCTTAGCTGTTTAATAGTGACATAGTTGTCGATTAAGTCATTGAGCTTCATTCTTTTCCTCCAAGAATTTAGGGTCGTAAAGATGTACTTCCAGTTTAGCTTCATTAAACATTGTCCTTGCAATTACGTGTGAGCCTTCCCAACGTTCATTTTCGCTTATTACAGTTACATGCGTTTTAATACCTGTTTGAATGATCATAGCTGCGCATTGTGAACATGCATGCATCGGCCACGTGTAAATTGTGCAGCCTTCTAAAGACTGTTTGGCAAACAAAATAGCATTTGTTTCAGCATGCAAAGTCATCATGTACTTTGTATTACGTTCAAACAACCACTCAGCCTTGTCAGTAATTCCACGAGGAAAACCGTTAAAGCCAGTGCTGACGATTTCATTGTTTGCGTTTACAATAACTGCACCACACTTGGTTGATGGATCTTTGGACCATGATGCTACTAGTTTGGCAAGTTGTAGGTAGCGAATGTGCCACTTATTAGGCTGCAACATGGTCATCCTTTAGCATAAATTCAGGTGCATATGAACCTTCGTTGCGGTACCACACCATAGTCATAACGTTTTTCTTCCAACGGTAGTAGTTACGGTAAGCAACAACCACATCTTCGTGCTTACATTCATCTGGCATGCACTGTGGTGGAACACGCCATTTACAAGGCATGGCTTTTAAAGCAGGTGGTGCTTCAGCAAGTTCGCCAAAAAACAAATCATAGCAACGATGCTGTTTGCCATAGCGAAGACGATATTGTTTGCAAAGGCTTTTACCAAGATCTACAAGGTATGCATAGTGCAATTTAGACTCACGTGCCCACACGTTACTTGGGTGATTTACATGAGTTGGTTTGTATGAAACTGCATGACCATTGCCATGTTGGTGGTGTGCAGTTGCCAGCAATTGCGCTGTTTCTACGATCATCTTGACAACGTGTTTGTCACAATGATACAAGGCAGCTATTTGCGGGGTGTGGTGCAAAAAGAAGATGTTCATTTGTTACCTTTGTTTTCAGAATTTAAGAATTTAAGTGTGTTTACTAAGTAAACAAGTGCATTGTACCATGCTTTTTGCAAAGTAAACATTTATTTACGACTTTTTGCAAGTAAAAGCAGAGCAATCATGTCTTCAGGTCCTGTCCAGTCAGCTGGTTTCCTGGCATCTTGCTGTGTGCCTCGATTAGTTTCACCTGGCACTTTTTTCATGTTGCAACCATGCACAATGTCTAAGATTTGTGGCAATGGCAACCCCATGTGATGAGCACAACCCATTGTTACGTATGCCAGATCGGCAATTGCATCAGCTGCGTCTGTTAGACTGCCTTTTTCGTGTGCCTTTAAAAGCTCGGACAGTTCTTCCATGAGAAACCTAGC